CCCATGTTCACCAATTGTAAAAGAAACAAATAGAAAACATAAAGTCCACGGGCATCGGGTCCCTAGTGGGACATTTAATTCTTTTTAACCTATAAATTTAAAAGAAACAAATGCAAACAAAAACCGGCCGACGGCCGGACAAAAATAAAAGCATAAATTTCTGAAAAATCTCTGACTAGGAACAGAGAGGCCGTCTAAAGGACGGTAGAATTTTGGGGGAGAGAGAAAGAGATTACTCTCACTTGGATCTCACTGATAGACAGTAAGATTTACATAAGGTGCACCAGCAAGGAAGCCAAATGAGGCATCGTCGCCACACGCCACGAGGAGAGTTCCAGGAGGAAAATGGGTCCTCTGCAAAAACCTTGGCATAGACTTTTTGTCTGCTGCCAGGGTGTAATTGCATGGGTCCCTTAACGCCTGAGCAATACGAGGTCGAAAGCGCGAAGCTAAATAGCCCCTATCAATATTGGCAGTCTTTGTTGATAGCACCGAAATGGGATAAGGGGAATAGTATGGAACAGTAATTTCGAGTGCTCCATTCTGGGACGAATGCTGAAAAGTTGAAAATTTTGCAGCACGCAAGGATGATACGGTAGTCCCGGCGTCATCTTTGAAAAATTCAGGAGATAGTATACCTGTATTCGATGGAATGCCATCAAGTGTAGCGGTCATAGAAGGAGGCTGAAATAAACCAGCCGCAGTATAACCGTTAGTACTTGGAACATCCACCAAATACTTATAGCGGCGAGAACCGCGATAAAATCTATAAATTTGTGAAACGTAAGAGTCCAATGAAGGATAAAGTTGACCAAATTCCAAATTTTTCAGAGTAACAGGATTACCAGTAGCATCAATCGTGACAGCAAAATCAGTTTTCAAAGATTCTGATTCACACAAGAAATATGCAGGATCAAGAGTAAGTTCCTCAATTTTCTTCGTCCCTGGAAAAGCGTAACAATTTGTAGTAGAATCGTACGGAACATATGTCGATAAGAGGGGAGTGAATCTCTTGATCAGTGATCGAAGAGAAACAATAGCCTCTCCCATCGTACATTCCTCCGCACGAGAATCCGTAAAAGAACTAACAGATGGTATAAGCGAAATTGGGGCGCGAGGAGCGCTGGTTAAGTCTTCAGAAGATGTCTCATTCAAAATCTGAGCGACAGGTGTGGGAGCGGTAGGCAAAACAAAAGAAGTTGCGTAAGTCCTTTGGGGACCTGCAACCCTAAAGTCTGGAGCTGCGCTTTCCCAAACCGTTGCCTGGACTGTTTTAGAAACAGAATCTGAAGAAGCAACCAGCGGATTCAACACCACAACTCGAATACTACCATTAAAGAAAGGACGAGTTAAAGAATATGGGTGTGATCTTTTCCAAGGTTGATTTGAAACGTAAGGAACTGTAAAAGTGATCTCTGATGATTCTGTCAAATCCAATACAATTTTGTGACATTGATTATAAAGATCTTCTTCAGTAGTTGCATTTGGTTTGGCTCCGTAAGGAACATAAACAATTAATATTCGTCCAGAATGGAAAGCAGTTTTTGTAAAAGCGAGGCGATAAGTTATACCACCACGCCAATAAGCAAAAATTGAAGCAATGAACTGTAGCAAGGTAGGAGACATTACGTCCCCGTCGGAGGCTACACTATGGTGAAGAGGGTGTACGGGCCATTCAGAAACTGTGGTGTTTTCAACTTGGTCGGTTTTCCAATCAAACTGTTTGAAAACACAAGGGCGTCCAGCAGCATATGAGATCTGCATCTCATCAATGTTGGTACCAAAGTCGTTAGCTTGGCCGACAATAGAATTGTCTTGAATATTTCCTAAAGTAACGGAATTATCAACATCTTCACTATGAGTATATCCTCGGGCAGGGAGCAAATAAAAAGGATCGTTAGTTGAAACGGAGGCAGGTTTAGAATAGCCAAATGCACTAGCTACACCTGACGCAAGTTTGGAAACCCAAGCAACTCGACCAGTGATTCCGGACAATACAGGAAATGCAGAGCCAACAGAGGAAGCTAGGCCTCCAATTTTGGATGCAAAACTAGATATATTTCCGGTTGCAGCAGCAGAGTTAGATTCGGTTTTCATTTGTGCGTAGATGTTATCTGTGGCAGCGGGCATAAAAACTTCTGCATCTTCCATCCAACAATGAAGGGACCCATTAGCAACCGTGCTACTTTCACCAGCTTTTAAACGGGAAATTTCTTCAATATACAAATTACCAAAAGTTCCTGCACCATTAATGAGATCCAAGTGTGAATAAGGGGAGATGAAGGGAATACGAAGCATACCACTTTTTGAGGAAGCTGCATCGATTTCCACGCCAGGGTAAGCAGTAGAGTGAGAAAGCGTAGGCACAAGCGTTCTGCCAGAATTTGCAACATATGGGGCATAAAACATCCAATATTTTCCTTGTTGGAAAGGGGTAGCATTAATTTCAAATTTAACGACCAATGTTCCTTTGAGGAAATTATAAGAAGATAATTTATCGCGAACATTACGGGAGTTTTTAATCCAAAAATCTGGCAAAGAATATGTCTGAGCAAACGCAGCGCTACTGTTTATTTTTCCTGCCCACAACCTCACCGGCCTCGATAGAACATCCTTTATGCTTGAGTTAGCACCTGAGCACATAAGCATGTCAAAAGTCGGGGAAGTGTGAGTGGGAGGCGAAGAAAACGAAGTGTCAGCGTCATCGCGAAAGATGGTAGTTGATTCGACATCTATAATTTCTGATTGGGGCATAGCAACTCATGGGGTTGTCGTACCTGGCTGGAAGTAGAGTCAAACATTCCAGCGAACGCGCCGGGTCGGCAACTTATATTTAGAGTGGCGTTAGTCGGCCAATAGTGAGTCACACTCACATCCACTCGAGATTAGCAGGCAGAGCCCGCATCTCTCGGCATCAACTGGGGATTTGCTGCTCAGTGCACGCGGCGATCGCACGTGAGCCCCTCGAATGGTGTCTGGGTTGGAGAGGTTTAAGCCGTACCGATAGGCCCAATCCCTCTCCATCTCCTCATAAGTGAGGAGGATGGGAGCAATTGATGCCCGCCTGGCTGCGGTTGTGAACAAGGTTCGATAGTGATCGAACACGTCCCGACCATGGAAGAACAGCTCATAGAGAGCTCCTTCAAGGTTGAGACATGTTAGATCACTGTGATCCAAGTCACCACGCACCCAATTGGGCATTTCAGCACACACCGCTTGCTCCAGCGGTGCGAGCCAATAAGTACCAGTGGGGTCTTTGGTAAAACCACGCTTCAGGTACTTAACTTCAGAGATGTCGCGGAAGGCGACAATTTCTCCAGTCTTCGATTCGTTGGTGTACACCATCGAGATCTGCGCGTATCCAGCAGTAATCGTTATTTGATTGAAATGCTGGGAAACGGCATCAGAGATCCCGATGAGGTTATCATCACCGTACGAGACCATGGAGACATTGTCTACGAAGTGGCGCATGTTCTGGAGGGGAACAGGCACCACTAAGAGCCACACATATCTCATGGAGATTGAATTGAACAACGAGTTCACGATCGCAGTGATCGGACACCCGCTGGGTTGCGAATGAGTCCACATATACAGAGTACGTCCTTTGAGATGGATGGAGTTCACGATTTCACGCCAAAGCATGTACCGGATCTTCACCTCCTCATCAGTGCCTCTGTAATAGTCCTCAATCACATCGAGTGCTCCTTCTAGGATTTGGGGTAGGAGCGTCCCATCGAAGTTGGAAAAATCTCCAGCAATCACTTTCGGTCCTTTGGATAACACTTTCTCGGCAGTCTGCCCCCACTGGGCAGGATCTAACGGGTCAGTGCCTACTGAGATTTCGTTAGTAATTCGGTTTTTCACCACGTGTGCGGTGAAACCCCCGAAGTACTTACGAAATAACAGAGTAAAATCCATCGGTCCGGCAGCAAAAACTCGGGTTTTTCCTTCGGCCACTTTTTCAAGAGGCCTACGCTCATCCTTCAGCGTATCGACAAAAATTGCGGGCGTCCTTTCGCCCCTGAGAGCAGCATCCACGCGGGTTTGCATGGCAGCTGTCACCTCAGGGTCGATGTGGAAGTCCTCATCTTTGCCGAGCCATTTAGACTTTCCAGGGGTACCTTTGGCATTCAGCACCCAAGGGTAACCAGGGGATGTAGTGCGACAAATTGCCGCAAAATTGTCACCCAAGCCACGGAGAGATTCATCATCAGTGAGGACTCGTCTATATTCCTCACTGGAACAACCATTCACAGCAGTCTTTACAGATTCAACGGCAGCATACAGTAGAGATTCATCAAGATAGGGGGGAGTCGTTCCAGCTTTCATCAGGCCTTTCTCGAGGGGGTCCACCAACACACCATCCGAATTGCGAAATCTTCGCAACGCGGATGGAGCAGTGGTGAGCTCCTCGATCATACCATGGACGAGGCTGGGACGTAATTTCGAATTGAGGGGTACACCAATAGGCTTTTCTACTAATCCTAACGGGAAGAAATCCCCGCAAGGCATTTCAAGGTCGTCCCCTTCACCACAATCAACATAATTCAAATGTTCGAGAGTGGTAAAGGGGTCAAACTTGATTTGCGCAGCGGGAGTAATTCTCTTCAAAACAGTTTTAATGTTGTCGATATTAAAGCACGTGGAATAACCAGTGCCATAATGCCCAGCGACATGAAATCCGAGCAGCTTTCGCTGCACAGCGGAATTCATGGCGATGAGTGGAGATCCACAATCACCAAAACTGTTCTGAAGTCCACGGTATTCATAAGCAGTTCGAAGAGTCAATCTAATTCCATTGCAGTCATATTCCAATTTGTCGCGGGCAAGCACATCTCCAGTACGAATAGTGGAGGTGTGGTCGTCTTCCGAGGTACAAAGTGCAGCTCGAACCTCTTTAAAAGTATTTAGAGTAGCAGTGTCGGCAACCATAGAAATCAGAGACGGATGGGAAAGGACAGACTTAGGAAATTCTAATATCATCTGATCGGTAAAATTACCGTCAGCAGTCAAAACCTCGTGTAATTTGATGGATTCAGCAGGGATGATGTAACCACCCTTTTGGTGATAGTTTGTCAATCGCACAACGGCACCGGGCTTCTTGAGATGAGGCCCAAGGTGCATTACTGTGATTGACACTCTACCACACAAAAAGATAGTACGGACAGTAAAGGTACTGCCCTCGTGTTCAACAGAAATCTTATAGGTATTCTTCAAAACTTTCTTGGCCATTTCAAGGGAATTGGGATCATCTGCAATCTGGGCCGACGTGGGGGTTAATTCATCCCCGCGCAACGCATATTGCACATGAGTTTTTCGAGATCGTCTGAGAGTTCTAGGGTCACCGGAAGAGCCAGAACTGGAAGCACTGTTTTGAGGAACAGTGGGGCCATAATATCGGGTTATTCCAATAAAGGAAGGGGCAGATGGCAAGTTCGAAAAATTCATCATAACGGCGGCAGGGGAATTTTGATCATCGGAAAGGTGATTAGCCACAAGCTGAGAAATGTTGCTTGTGACTCGAATGGGGATTTTGTTGTCCTGTATGCTGTCGAGATACAATAGATACATTAACCAAGCATTAGTGCGGCGTACATTTCGCTTTATTCCATCGCGCGAGAGTAGTATGTTCTGCTGTTCATCTGTGAATTCCACCTTGATTTTTACGTCTTGGCAATCTTCACAGAGAATAGGAGTAGAAACATAATACGCTCGATCGATAAGACAATGCGAATGCGTTCCAGTCTTTCCACAGAAATCACACGTATGAGCGTGCAATACAGATTGTCGGTCTCCAACGTCATTAAATATGTCTTCATGCATGCACGTCACATAGGGAATGGGATCAGGAAGTTCAGTCTCAGTCTCTTGCTTGCCTCGGAGAAACGCCCAAGCGAGTCCAGCTACAGCACAAAGGGGGGTAAACCACCACCAATGTGCTCTAACTAACTCGGTTGAACGCTTAACAAGATCTGCAATCCAATTCTTAAATTCACAAGCGTAAACAAATAGGTCTTTCAAATAGAAGGGTCGAGCACCTGTAAAACCTTGTCTAGATATAAGGACTTGACGAAGAATATCACATTTCACAGCAAGGTCTCGTTTGCCAGGATTCACATAAGTTTCCAAATTACTCCAGTCGTCTCTACATTTCCTAATACCTTCCACATCCTCCTCGTCTACCGCAGTGGTAAAGGCGAGGTGAATAGTGTTAGCAGCAGGAAGAAGCATAGACGAATCAATGTCCCAGCGATACACACATGCCGGTCCATTTTCCTGTAAAATTTTATTCAAAACAACAATGTTCACAGTTAACTCTCCACTTTGAGCTTGGGCAGGAGATTCAAATCCAGCAAAATTAAGGTCATAATCAAGGTCTTCTGTGTCATAGAATTCGACAGGAGAAGTAGTACGGTCAGCGTCGATAGGAATCGGGAAACGAAGAGGTACACGGGGAGGAGGAATGCTCAAAGGAACAGTTCCAGGAGGAATAACAGGGAGAACTTCACTCACTCGAGCGCGACAAGCATCTTGTATCCACTGGTTCTGGCCTCGATACGAGTCCGACTTCCGTTTGTAGGCGGCCGTCAGACGCGTAACTAAGGTTTCAAAAACAATAGGATCTTCAGGAACAGGAGCACGAACACTAGCGTTCCACTTACGAAACCGGTAAAAACCGGTTGCGAGAGGGGAGCCATAGTGTTCCTGCACCTTGTCGGGGTCTAATCGAGCGTGTCGAGTACCATTAATTGTTTCATAACGAGTCACGGCAGGGTCAATAGTCACTTCATAACAATTTTCCAGACGACGAAGAACGGCTTGATCACACGAAAGAGAAGGGATTTGCAAGCGGTCAGGACTAAGATTTGATGTCATAATGACAACACGCGATGTGAAGCGCGTGTTATCCTTGTCTTCAAGGTGAGCCATATGAAGGGGGAAGCTAGTAATATTTCCAGTTCTAATAATTTCGTCATATTCAGCATTGGGATTTGACACTGAATCAACACGTTGTCCAAAGTCATCATACACACACACACGTTGTCCGGAATAATCATCCCAAAATTCTTGGGTTACATTACGAGTATAAATCTCACGAGCATAATCATATTCACCAGTGTCAGTAGTAGGTAATCCGTCAATCATACAGAGTTGTGCAGCAAGCATAGTCGTTAAACCAGACTTGCCAACACCAGAGTCACCAAACAAATACACCATAACAGGTTCGACACGAGTTGCCGAAGAAAATGCGCCAGAAGAGCTGGCGCGCTTGTACAAATCACGAACAAAAGACATGTGTTGGATAAAACCGGCCATATGTTCCCGGGGAATAGATTGGTGTCTAATTCCACGAGAGATCTCAAGTCCACGTCGATAACTAGATTCTATCCGCACGCAAAGCTGCGGATCTTTCTTCAAATCAGCATTGACGGAGAGCTTGAGGAGATCCAAGACGTCGGTATACCATTGAATAATATCAGCACTATACTTAGCGAGCTCCTGCACGTCAGCAGGCACTCCATATTTCCATTCAAACAATTTAGATAAACAACTTTTCACCAGGTCTGAGAAAAAGGACCAAGAACATTTCATTCCTCGAGATACATCTCCACACACTTTCACGCCAGCAACAAGTCCAGAAAGAACACTGCCACTGGGCACTTGCTTAAACAAGCCAGCTCCGCAAATTAAGAGTACAACAGAGATCAGAGATTCCAAAGAGAAATCGGATTGAGCTACAGTATTTCCACACAAACTAACTAAATATGCTAAACAATTATTCCAGTGAGAGTGTACAATATTAACTACACTATTTACAATATCAGATGGGAGGCCAAACAAAATTAAGGCATCCACAAGCATAGCTCCACACACAATCCAATCAAACCGAGATCTAACAGCAACAACGAATTTCAGTACCAGCGAGGTGGTAATTTGAGTAGTTTCAAGAGCAAGGCCAAAAGAGTCAAAAGTAGAACGGAGAAGGTCAAGAATCTTGTCAGTAGTCTCAGCAATAAAAGTCTGGGAACCGTCAGCGATGTTGTGATCGATAGAAAACAAACCTTGAGCAGAGATACCACGATGTATCTTTGCCCAGGCGAGGGAGTCATTTTCTTGAGCATTGGCAATGATAGTCACGGGACCATCATCTGTGTGAATTTGAAGTTCAACCAAATTGTTACCTTTGTGAAAGATAGGGACACGATCACGATGCTGGTGGGCAAGGGTCAAGAATTTGGAACCAGCATGCCAAAAATCAGTTTCTTCAATTAGACAACGAAAAATCGTGCGCTTAAGGGAGTTGTTTCGCGCACGTTCCTCAAGTTGGGAAATTTGCATATGAGAGAAGCGAGTCTTCGTCTTGATCTTAGCATAGGGTCCAATTTGGGCTTGGGGGAGAATGTTTTGGGGAGGACGTCCAGCATCTAACCATTCCTGTTTGGCATTCATAAAGATAGTAGTGGCCAGGTTCGCGAAGATAACAGAGCAAACGTTGGCCGCAACCATCTGTTGGAAGCAGGCAGTAAAGTCTGCTTCGTTCAGAGGGTAATCCAGATGAATGCCGAATTCCACTAAGAGCGGATGGTCAGGCAGGAGATAGAACTCCTGCTCGACTACCCGCTCTGAGCGAAATTGGGCTTTAGGAAGGTCAGGATAGACACAGGAACAATCCTCTTCGTCAGATGTGTCTAAGTCACACATGACGGGGTTGAAGGGGGTGTCGGATCTCTCCGGGCGATGGAGAGACCAACTGTCGGGAACACAAGAGGCGTTAGACCATCTTACCGTATAATTTGAAACCGGCTTTCCAGATTGGGGATCAAGAGAAAGTGGGCTGAACTGACGGTATGATGGGCGAACAACAGAAGTGGTCACGAATTCCAACTCCGGGGAAGTAATGGAGTCGGCGGGGAAGTGATGTTTTCGCATGTGGCAGAGCAGGGACTCATAAGAGGAAAAAGCCTTGTCACACACATGAGAACCTCGAGTAGTCTTGATGAAAGCACCACAACGCTGCACACCTAAGTGTGAGCAGTTGCGGAGGTGCACTGGAGTGCACGTACCTTGGTAGCCACAATAGCACACAAATTCATTGGGCAGATGAGGGTGGAGGTCCGCATGGTGGCGAAAGTACTCAACATAGGAAGTAAACTTCCTCTGGTAGACAGATCCGTTGGGAATACAATATTTACAATCGAACGTGCCCTCACGTTCATATTTGAGACGGTTCTGGCGACACACGCCGCTAGAAACAGCCTGCTTGTACAAAACAAATTTGGAATTCATGGTGAATCCAAAATGCTAGAACACTTACTATAAAGTACAAGGAATACAATGAAGTACAGGAGGGATCCGCAAAAGGGATCTAAAACTTAAAGTAAACAGAAAGTGCTTTAACCGTAGAATGGCAGACAAATTAGCAGCGCGAAGCCTTCACTAATTGTTGGCGTAGATAAAAACTTGGAAGAACAGGTGGCAAAACAGAGCGACTACAGGTCAAGACCTCTGAATTGAAAACACTTGGAAAACAGTTGAACGTCTACG